ATGGCATTGAATGGCATAGGCTGGCGAACGAATTGCCCCATTTTTGCCCCAGCCGCTAGCCAATGGTCAGCGCAGCTCATCGCCCTCCTCTGGCATACTTGGCACCCCTCGAATACTGTACAAATAAACAGTATCCAGAAAGCCGCAACCGTGATCCACCTTCCCCTCTCCGCCGACCTCTGGCACGCCGCTCTAGGCGATAAACAAGCCCTGATGACCGCCCCTGAATGGCACTGCGAAATGTTACGCAGAGCCGCCGACAACCTCCTTCAGGCAGGCAATGTCAGCCAATCTGACTATCTCGATATGCGCGACCTAATTACCGGCGCACTCTCACACGCCCAGGAGGAACGTGCCGCTCAATGGTACAAACCCAATCGGACATACAGAGTGACGCTGAACGGCCGCGAGGTTGGCCAGATTGCCCGCGGTGCATTCAAGCCTTCGGTGCCAGAGCTAAGTGACGGGTTGATTCGATACGACAGGCGCGGACAGCTAGCAGTGTTCCACCAGTACACCATTTATGGGGGAGAGATTAGGGGACGACGCTGGACATGTACGAACGGCCAAACCTACGCATTGACGGTGATCGGTTGCACCTGGCACGGCAGAGAGTGGCGGGCATTCGACCAACCTGACGAATATCGCCTTGCGGTAGATCTAGCCGAACAGGCCGAAGAAGACGGGGATAGCGCAGCCGCGGCACTATGGCGGGAGCGGCTAGATGCATGCGAACTGCGGCCATGCAGCACCTGTAGGAGCCACTTTGCCTTGATGGAGACCTGCGATGACTGCCACGGGACGGGCGTAGTGGCAACCGAGGCTATGCTGAAGGGAGTTGACGCGAGGGCAATTGGATGTGTGGACGACTCAGCCAATATTCCGGCCTGCATGAATTCGTGTCGGTCTTGAACCTACCGAACATGCTAACCAACCTAGTAGGAGAACAGCCGCAGCGCTACAACGTAGCGCCATCGACCCAAGTGACAACACTCCGACTCGAAGGGGACGCCCTGGTCGTCCAGGCGATCAGATGGGGATGGAGGCCGTTCTGGGCCCGTGATCGCGCGGCGCCGATCAACGCCAGGGTCGAGAAAGTGGCGCATGGACGCTTCTTCAGCGCAGCTTGGCGCCATCGCGCGCTTTGCCCCGTTTCAGGCTGGTTCGAGTGGGTGACCGAGGGCGGGCCGCGGAAACAGCCGTACCACATCCAGCACGCCGAAGGCTCGCCGATCCTCTGCGCAGCAATCGGCCAGTTCCCCAGGCTCGATGGCGCGCAGGACGAGCGGTATGGTTTCGTGATCATTACCGCGGACGCCGAGGGCGGTATGGTCGATATTCACGACCGGCGTCCCGTCGTGCTGTCGCCCGACCTGGCCCGCGAATGGCTAGATCCGGCGACACCGCCAGAGCGTGCGGAGCAGATCGTATTGCTGCATGGCGAGCCGAGCGAGGCGTTCACTTGGTACGCGGTCGACCCAGCAGTTGGGAACGTCCGAAACCAGGGACCGCAGTTGATAGAGCCTCAGCGCTCCGCCTCATAGGCCGCAACACCGCTGCCGACAGGCCGCCATTCATTTTGCGGCATACGCGAATCACAGATGAATACCTCTACCTCGGCGCCCTCCATCGGCTCCGCCGGCCGGATCGCTGCATGCCGGAGAATTGTCTCCATATCTGGCACGTAGCTGCTCTCCGAGCCGTGGAACGACCAGATGCCGAACTTCCCAGCGCTACCAACTTGGTGGTCGAGCTTCACCGACCACCCTTTAAATCGAACGACCAGCATCAACCTACCCCTTATGAAAGGGCGTAGTTTACCTGCATCACGAAACTGAGTTGGTCATGACGGGATGCCGACGATCTGCAATCGATAGTAAATCGATTCAGTCCTGAATAAACGAATCGGCCCGCACACGCCGTCATGGGATCTGATGAAGCCTGAAAAGGAGTGTTTCGCACCCTGCAATCCATTTGCAGGATGTGCAGAACAGACGCCAGATCATCACGGAGCGTCTAAAAATAGCAAAAAATAGAAAATGAGAAAAAAACGAGGAGAGAAAAACACTACATACAGGGGCAAGCCCCCACCAGCACCACTACAAGTAGATCCAAGGACCACAACAATCACTAGAAAAAAGCTCTAGCGCATCCCTAAGACGCCTACTTCAAGGCGAAAAGTCACTTCTCGTCAGAATTTTTTTCTTTCAAACCTAACCGCCCGGGCACATCCCTCAAAAAAAAATCGCGAAAGAAAAAAATTCATTCGCGCAGCTCACGCATCACTCACTCAAAACTTTATCTTTTGCTTGCACTGGTCATTACCGCCGGATATCATTTTCCCCAAGCAATAAAAAACCCGGCGTGGGGCCGGGTTTGTTAGCCGGGATCTTTTACGCCTCTATTGGAGGTCAACCCGGCCATATTCCAATGCGGCAAAGCAAAAGGAACAGGGCATGACTGTACCAGAAGCGATTGACTTTCTCAACGGCATGAGAGAGTACCAACTGGCCTTGGCGGCGAAACATGCCAATCAACCTGCGCGGGCAAAAGGCGCGGAGGAACGCGCCCAGCGGCTCAAGGATGTAATGGAGCTTTTGCAGCCCGCCCCGCCCCGCCCCTCTCAGCTCTCCCTCACCCCCGACGATCTTCGCGATTTGCCAGACGAGCTGCTAGAGCAGCTCAGCATCAGTAAATCTGATTACCTGGACTTCGATATAGTTGACCTCATCAACAATGCCGGAGGGATCACCACCATTGATCACCTGATCATCGCTCTATACCGGAAAAGCGGCGAAATCCATGAGCGTACAAAGCTCAACAGCCGGCTGTACCGGATGACCAAAAAGGGAATGATCAAAAGTCTGGAGGGCAAGAAGGGAGTCTATGCGACCCGCGACATAACAGATGCAGATCTATTTGAAGTTGACCAGGGAGAGGAACCCTCTCCCTGATCTGTCAAATTTGTGAACGCTGTGAAGGTATGCGACGTGTTCACCTCGCCTTTCCCACACCCGCTACAAAGTCGACGTTGGCACAGAGACGGTAGCACAGGTGGGAAATGCGAGTCCATAACGGCAGCCGCCCACCAATATGGAGAAATGGACTATGACTCATCAATGTCCTATTCACCGTCCCGTAAAGGTCTGTGCGTACATCCGCGTGCGCTTCGGCCGCCTCGAGACTGTATGCCGCCATTGCCGCCGCTGGCCTAACCGCTAACGAAGGCTGAAGGGGTCTTCGGACCCCTTCCTCTGTTTACACCGCAGCAGCCATAAAACTACTTCCCTCCCCTACCCTTACTTTTAAGTGCCTTCAGAACCTTTTCCCGTGACTGAAACGCGGCCAGTTTCATGGCGCACTGATCGGCATCGCCTGCAAGACGGGCAAGATCTGCCGCAGTCGCTGGGTGAAGTTCGGCGTACTCGGCTCCATCATCCACGCCGGCACCGGCGGTTCCGGCTGGCAGGCCGGTAGCGGAACAACTGGCACGGGTGATATGGACCCGCAGCCGCTGCCGAGCAGCAGCCAAGTCAGCAGTAAGCTGATCATTGATAGCTTGCGCATGTCGTAACTCTCCAAAACGTTGCTCATCTATCGCCTGTAGATCAGCCTCCAGGCGCTGCCGCTGTTCGGTTCTTCGCTGAAGCTCGGCCGCTACCGCCTGACTGGCGTCAAGGCGCTCCTTCTCGTGTTGCAGCTTCAGCGCTGCTATCTGCTCACCGAATCGCAACTCGGCTGCTCTCCAAGTTGCAGCAACAACAAAGGTCAGTACCAATGCGGCGATCACCGCCCGCACCCAACTAGCTAGGCCGACAGATCCAAGCAACATCACGACAGCACCGCCTTGGCACGCTCCCACAGTTCCAGGCGCTCCACCTGGCCGTTCATGCCGCCGTTAATCGTCCGGGTGATAAGTGCAAACCTGCCCGAATCGGCCAGGCCGTTGAGCCCATGCGCCGCCCACCACCAGGCGCTCGACCTGGCCGCGTGCTCGGGCTGCTCCAGCAACTCAGGCTCAGCCTCCAGCGGCAGGCCGAGGCCGGCGCCGGCAGCCCGGTAGTTCTTACGGCCGGTGATTTGCAGCAACCCTCGGCCGCGGAACCGCCAGCCGTCTCCGCTGGACTCATCGCCGTTGCCGTTTCGGTTGGCGTAAGTGTTATTCGCAACGGCCTCGGGGTGGCGGGCCAGGTTCAACGCCAAAGCGTTTGGGCGTCCGTCGGCGCCGCGATATCGGCTCGGCCAGGTATTCGCTAACCCCTGCGCCGAGTAATTCAGGTTCTCTACCAGGCGCGTGAGCTGGGCGCTTTCATGTCCGACCTGGGCAAGAAACGCCGATTGCCTGGCTGCGCCCAGGATATCGAACTGCAACATGGCCCGATTCAACGCGGGCAGGAAAATCCCAACAACCGGGCGGCACCTCGGGAGGATGTACAGCAGTTGGCTTTCAGTGATAGGCATGTCGAACTCCAATGAAAAAGCCCGCATGCGCGGGCTTTGGGTACTAATGGGTAGGTTCTGATGGCACAATGCAGCCCGCTAGGAACCGCGAGCTAGAGAGGAAGGAGAACAGTGAGCGTAAGGAACATCGCTAAACGGTACGCCGAGAAACAACTAACCGGCGCTGAAGCGCTGGCCGAACTGAAGGAAAAAGACCTCCTCGGTGACGCCCTTATGACCCTGCTGGTCGACCACTTCGAACAACGCTGGGAACGGGAACAGTCCCTGCCCGACGAGTACAGGTCAGAGGACTGGTGAGCCAACCGCCCGCCTGCTCAAACAGGCGGCGGGCCCTTCACGATGCTTTCCCGATGGCCACTACCTGAAGTGGCTTTTTCTGTTTCTTCTTGCCAGCGGCCTTGGCCTTGCCCTTCTTGCCGGCGTTGCACTCAACCGTCGTGCTCCAACCAGATTGGGTAAATACCTGTTCCACCGACTCCACCAGGTAGGAACCGTCGATTCCCGACTTGATGCCGGCGACGACTATTGTTCGTTCCGCGAAGAGATCCGTTCGCCCTGGCATTTCCAGGCGCACCCCAGCCGTGGAGCGGTTGAACGCAGCCAACCGCGCCTTGGCTGCCTGCTCAGCGGCACTCTTGTTCGGATGGATATGGCGGTCGGTATGCACGGGCGGAAGCCCGGCCGGAGCCTCTGCATTCGCCAGCTCGACCACCTCCAGCTTGCCCGTCTCCTTGTCCTGATACGCCGCCTTGACCGCCTTTTGCGTGGCCCGGTCACTGAACCGAAACTGAAACCGGGTGATCTCCGGCCGGGTCAGCGTGACGGTCGTCAGTGGCGCGCCGGATGCGCGCTCCCCGCCTTCGCGAGGCAGCACCAGCAACTTGTCCGCCGCGACCTTGGCCGTGCAGCCGTACTGCCTGGCCAGCCGCGTGATCAGGTTAAAATCCGATTCGCCAATCTGGTCGACACGCGGAACCACCGTCTGCACCGGGCACTCGCTCTTCCAGCCATTGCGTGCGGCAATGTCCGCCACGATCCGCGCGAGCGTCACCCCCTCCCAGCCCCCGTCGCGGATCGTCTTGCCGCTGCCGCGCATGCTGCTGGCCTTGCCGCGGATGACGATGGTATCCGGCGGGCCGGATAACTCCACCTCATCCACGGTGTAGATGCCTATCCGGGTCAACCCGCGCCCGTCATAGCCTATCTGGATCTCGACCGATGCCCCCCGCTCCGGCAGCACCACGGCACCGTCGCGGTCGTCAATGCGCAACTCGAACTCGTCGGACTCCATTCCCGGCTTGTCGAGCGTGCGCAGCAGCAACAGCCGGTCGTTGATACGCGCGGTGATATCGGCCTTGTCCGCGATCACCCGAAATATCGGCTTCATTCATCCTCCAGGGATCAGCCCCACAACTGCACCTCGCCGGTCACCGGCACCTCGACCTCGGGCATGACGATCAGCAGGCCGGCCCGGAAGGGCTGCGGCTCATCGGCAAGCCACTGGTTCGCGTCGTAGACCGCCTCCACTGTCCCCACCAGATGCCCGTAATACTGGACGCAGAGTGTGTCCAGCAGATCCCCGTCAGACGTTCTGCAAATCGTCTCCATAGCGGACAAACTCCAGGCTGAATGCTTGTTTGCGAGGGGCGCCGCCTTGAACAAGGGCCGACTGCTCCTCCTCGATACTCGCCAGACACCAGAGGCCGAGCACCTGGCCGTAACCCGTGGTCAGGCTGAGCGGCACCTGGCGCCGCCCGATTTCACGTAGCTGCTCGATTTGCCCCAGGCCGACCCGAACACCGAAGACAGCCCCCTTCAACGTCAGCTTGTCCTCCCCCTCCCCGACCGCCTGTTGCGCCGGCCGCCGGGTGAGTCGTTCCTGAGCAGCCCAACGAAACGCCGTCTGCCTCCGCAGTTCATCGAACGCGGCCGTGTCGAGATTGAAGTAGAACGGGCTGCTGTTCACGTCCCGCGGCTGCATGACCAGCAGATGCGCAAACGGCCGGGAGGCGACCGCACTCGGCGTCATGCTCGAACGCAAGCCGGTCGGGATGATGTTTGCCAGCTTGGGACTGGCAACGCCGGCGAGCCGCCCGACCTGCCCGGTAACCTTCGACACCGCGTCGGACAACGCTCCATACCGCTGATCGAGCCCAGATAGCGCACGGGCAGCACTGCTGTAGGTATTCATGACGCCACCCACCTTTGCCTGCGCTACGCCCAGGCTGCGAGTCAGTCGCAGCGCCCGGTCGCCCAACCCGGCCGGGAAGCCGGGCAGCGTGGACAGTTCATCGGCAGCGCCCGTGAGATCGGAAACCGCACCCGTGATGGGCGCCAACATGCCGTCGACACTCCTACGCCCCTCCTCCCCGGCCCGCACCACTTGGCGCAGGCCGGATTCCATCATTTCGATGTACGGCATTCACCCTCCTACACATTGGGCTCATCGAACAGGGACACCCGCTGCATCTGCCCGGCAAAGTCGGCGAGCTGCCGGCGAAGCTCTGGCATGATGGCCTGGAGCAACGCCTGGGGATCTTTCGCATCCCCCTGAACGGTGAGACTGATGTTCGGCGAGAAACTGAACTCTTGTTTCACCGGCACCGGCGCCGGTTTCGGCGGCTCCGCCACTACCGCAGCGACAGGCGGAACAGCGGGCTTCACGGGCTCTGCCGGAGCGGATCCGCCGAACAGACCGCCGCTGCCGAACAGCGCTTTGCCGCCGGCGGCCCCCAGCTCGGAACCACCCCAGGCACCGATCATCCCGCCGATCAGGCCACCAATCGCCGTGCCAATGATCGGAACGACAGAACCAATCGCAGCTCCCGCCGCAGCGCCGGCGAGCGTGCCACCGAGGCCGCCCAGGGCAGCGCCGTAGCCGGCGGCCTTTTCGTCTCGCGTCTCCGCGTTCACGAAGGTGTCGGCCGCCTGGAGGCCTGCACCGACGAGTGCCAGCGGTCCCGCCCCTTTGGCAAAGCGCCCAGCCCCCCGGAGCACACCCCAGGCACCGCGCCCTGCGGCGCCGAGGCGCCCACTGCGACCACCACCGGCCCGGCCGCGCCGAGCAGAACCACCGCCCACATCACCACCCAAGCCGCCGGCACCGGGGTTGGTCACGAACACACGTTGAACGATGTTCGGATTGCCCATCATCGAGCGGCCACGGGCAATATCCATCAGCCCTCGGCCAATCCTCCAGGCGTTCACGATCCCCCGGAGCACGACCAACGCGGCACCGACACCCACGACTCCGGCAGTTACCCCAGGTGCCGCATCGGTGAGTCGAGTAAGCCCCTGAAACAAGGGCCGCAAGGCGTCGGCCGCCGCATCAGTCATCGGACGAATCGCGTCACCAACCGCCCGCATCCCTTCGTTCGCGGCCTGGGCGACTTCAGCCCAGCGCTGGGCAGAGGCCTCCCGGCGTTCCCTCAGGTTCTGGTCCAGAATGCCTGTGGCAGATGCCGACTCCTTCTTCAGCGACTCGTACAGCGCCTTGTTCTGCGTGTAGGCGGTAAGAGCCGCCTTAACCTGCATATCCGCGAAAATATCGCCGGTGCGCAGTGTCTGTTCCAGGGCCTCCATCATCGCCTTGGCCTTGGCCGGGTCCGCCTCCTTGCTGATGGCGGCGGTTGCCTCGGCCATCTTCTTGGCCTTGGCTGGATCGGTGCGCTGGATGTACTGCTGGGCCAATGCAAAGCTGGCTTCCAGCGTCGACATTCCGCTTTGCAAGCCAGTATTGAGCGAGCCTTGATAGTCGATGCCAGCCTTCTGGTAGGCTCGCACAACATCGCTGGAGCCGATCTTGGCCATCCAGTTCTTCAGGTTGTTGGCCGCCTCATCGGCACCGCCGGCGGCCTTCATCTGCACCTGAAGCATCGCGCCCAGCTGCGTGACGGCATCCATGCCGAAGATCTCCAGCTTGCCCATTTCCGCGAGCAGTTGGGGAAACCATCGGGCCATGTCACTGGCCTCGAACGAACCGGCCTGGCCCTGGAAGGCGATAGCCTCCAGTGCTTTCTCCATCACCTTGGGATCGGAGATCTTCGCGTTCTGCTGGAGTGCCTGCATCATCCGCGCGGTATCCACGCCGCCGGCGCCTTGCCCCACCACGAACTTGGCCGCGACCGGAGAGAACCCCGACGCCACGTCCAGATCCATGCCGGCGCTGACCAATTGGTTGATCACATCGGCCACTTCGTTGCGCGCCATTCCAGTGTCGCGGGAAGTGGTAATGACCGTGCGCGACAGATCCCGCTCTTCAGCGGAACCGGCCACCCCAGCCTTAATCGCGACATCCCGAATGATCGCCTGGTAGTCCGCGCTGATCTTCGTAGGCACAGCCAGAGCGGCGGTGCCGGCGACCGCCTGGCCGACCGTCGAGCGCATACCGGACTTCCCGGCCTCCAGGCGCGCCATGCCGCTGGCTTGGAGCTTGATGCCCTGCGCCTCGCGGGCAGCCTGGCGGAAGGCATCGCCGAGTCGCCCCGCCTCCCTGGCGTTGTCTCGCAGCACGTTACGCAGCCGGCCCATTTCCGTTTGCTGGTCCGCCAGGCTGCGCTTGGCTTGCTGGGCTTCACGTTGCGCCACCTCGATCCGGCGCTGAATCCCCCGGACCTTTTCCGCGTCGGCCTTGTTGTCGGCCGCCGCCTGGGCTTGGCGTTGCTTGTACAGTTCGGCCGCCGCCTGGGCCTGGCCCCGCAACCGCTTCGCCTCCCCCTTGTTGCCGCCCTCGGCTTGCCGGTTGGCCTCTTGGGTGAGCTGCCACTGGAGGTAGCGCAGGCGGTCCACTTCCGTCGACTGCGTAGCCAGTCGCCGGGTCCGAGCCTGATCCGCCGCGGCCAACTCGCGATTGAGCGATGCCAGCCGGGCGGTGGCTGCTGCATGCTGAGACTCCAGCGCCGCGCCGACCCTCTGCTGTTCGCCATAAGCCCGCAAGGTGCTGCGGCGCTGCGTGTTGCCCAACTCCAACGCCGCCTTGGTCTGGGCCTTGAACAGATCCAGCTCCCGCCCCTTGGCCTGGAGCTGGTCAATACTGCCCTCGACGGTGCGGAATGCTGCATTCAGCGAACCGCTCACGGCGCCGCCGATCAGCAGCCCGAGGGAGAGTTGATTGGACGCCATAGGATTCTCTGTCGGTTGAAGGCGGCTCAGTCACTGAGCCACCAGATCATGCGAGCCAACGGCATGGCCTCGATATCGGCGACGGAGAAATGGAACTCCGCCGCCAGACGCCTGGCCATGCGCTTGTGGTGCTGAACGCTATACCCCGTCGTCCTGCACCAGGCGAAAGTAGGCGGTTTGCAAGCGCCGGTAATCGACCATGGTCAGCCCCTCCAGATCCTTTCGGCCAACCTCGGCCAGGGTCGAGAACAGGGCCAACTCGCGCTGTGCCTCTGTCTCAGCGCCCTGCTCTTCCGACGCCAGGATGTCACGGACTGTCGGCGCGCGAAGGGTCAGCTTGTCGACCTTCACGCCGTTGACCTCGGCCGTGGAACGCAAGCTGACCGTGGCGCCGGTGGCACGCAATTCCAACCACGCGGGGGTTTTCTCTTTCATATTCACTCCTTAAATGCCCAGCGCTGCGCGCGTTTCAGCCAGTTGGTCGACACCGTTGATAACCCGCAACGGCGCCAAGGGATCGATTTCGAAGACCACGCGGCCGTCGACTTCGAGCTTGTAGTAGGTGACGCCCACCGAGTACTTGAATTCGGCCTTGTCGCCGGCCTTCCAGTCGCCCGGGTCAACCTCCTTGAGGGTGCCGCGGATTGTTGCGGTTACCGCCGTTACCTTGCCTTTCTGCGCCTTGAAGGCGCCACGAAAGACGCCACGGAACGCGGTGCCATCGGCCAGGCCGAAGAAGTTCAGTGCCTCACGCCGCACCCCGTTTGTGGTGAACGACGACTCCATGCGCTCAAGCCCCATGTCCATGTCGATGGAGCCATCCATGCCGCCGGCGCGGAACTCGTCGGTCTTGACGGTGACCTTGGGCAGGGTCAACGACGGCACATCGCCCTGGAAGCTGATGCCGTCGATGAACAGGTTGGTATTGGTCAGTACCTGCGGAATCATTGCCATTGCACGCGCTCCTTATGCTGCGTCGAGGACTTCGGTCAGCCACTGGTCGGTGACTTCGACGCGGAAGTTGGGGTTCTCGGCCGGCGGCACATCGGTGAAGCGGATGTTCCAGTACACCTTGCCCTGGGCCAGCTGGCTGGCGGTGTTCAGGTCCGGGTCGGCATAGACCTCGAAGTTGATGACCGCGCCCTGGTTCTTCAGGTCGCGCATGAAGGACTCCAGCCCCTCGGTCACGTCAGACACATAGGTCTTGGTGATCGAGCGGTCGACCGCCCACTTGTGCCCTGCCAGGATCGCGTCCATTACGATATCCATCGTCCGCACGCGGGTGACGAATGCCCACTTCGCATCCGAAGACAAGGTGCGGTTGCCCCACAGGCGGTAGCCGTCATCGCGGATGATCGTGGTGATGTTGGCATTGTTCAGCAGGTTGGCTCGGCAGGTCGGGTCGCCTTCCAGATACTCGATGGGCCGCGTGGTGCCCGTGATCCCGACGAACTCCTTATTCGAGGGGCTGGCCCAGAATCCATACTCGGCATCGGTCCAGGCGAACAGACCCGCCACCCAGGCCGAGGCCGGAGCGTCGGTGGTGCTGCTGGTCTCGGTGTTCCAGACCTGCACCCCCGGATCGACCATGTACAGGCGCTTGCTGCCGAAGTTCGCGGCGTAGGCTATGGCGGTCTCATCATCCTTGCCCGGGCCGTCGATGATCGCGATTGCCCGCATGCGGCCGGCCAGGGCGTCCATCGCACTGGCCACTGCCTGCCGTGCGGAATTCCCAGGCGCAATCAACAGCCGCGGCTGAGCGTTGAAACGCGATTTGCCGTCCAGCAGCGCCTCCAGGCCGGTACGCTCGCCGGTACTGTTGATGCCGCCGATGATCGCGCTGGCCTGCTCTTCGGGCGTGCCCGCCGCTTCCACACCGACCGCCACGATGACAGCTTGGGCGCGCATGTAGATGGCCTCGCACGCAGCGTAGATCGGCGAACCGATCCCGAACGCCGCTGCCGCTTCCTTCTTGCTGCTGATCAGGACCGGCACGTTCGGCTTGGCGGTCGCTCCAGCTCCCGGAGTAAACACGTCACACAGACCGATGATCGAACTGGAGGGCAAAGCAATGGTCCGCGCGCCCACGTCCACATTCGTTACCGTGACGCCATGGAAAAAGCTCATTGGTGGATCTCCTAGAATGAAAAACCCCGCACTAGGGCGGGGCTCAGTTGGTGCCTTCTTCGGCCAGCCAGGCAGGCGGCTCAGGCCTGGAGGCGGGGTCGGGGAATGCCGGGTTATCCGGCCAATTTCGCAGGGCCGCGCGATAGTTCATAACCTCTACGAACTGCTCAGGTTTGAGAGTGGTGTCATTACCCAGGTCGCGTTCGTCACGATGCCGGGCCACCAGGCCATCGGTTACTATCAGTTGTGCGTCGCGCCATGCCCGAGCCCGCGCGACAAGCCGCAGTTCGTCTGGCGGCGGAGGGTCGACCAATACCGGAAGACCAGAGGAGTCGACGGCAATTCGCTTACCAGACTCCTGCCCCGCCAGTATCCGCTCATACAGCGCCGTACTGACCGACACTGCATCGAGCGGCCAACCACTACCCTCTTCGTAGACCTTTCGCAAAGAAACGGGATAGAACGCCACCGCCGACGGCGAGAAGACATAGTCACTGGAACTCATCGACCGAACGCCTCCCAGAACAATACGGATTGGAGTTGATAGCTGTTTTCGAGGGTCGCCCCTGTCGTTGTCAGTCCATAGAACGCAGTGCTCGCGTCAGTGCCAGGATGGAAATAGGCGGTCTGGCCAGCGAATCCGCCCAGGCATTCGTTCGGGAAGGGAATCGGAAACGTGATGGTCGCTGTTCCGTCACCCGCTACCGTGACGCGACCCCACTGGCGGATAAATCCAGTGTCGTTATCCCGCCACCAGCCGGTGGAATAGAGCCACGCAGTCGAAGGTACACCGGCCCCCAGACTCTCACGTGCCCACGTAGGGTTATTCGCGCCCGTTCCACCCAGGTGTACCGGGAGAATCCCGGAGGTAATTTGGCTAGCATCGTGCGTATGCGAAACACGGGCATACACCGAGAGATCCAGATTTGCCGCGGTATAGATTAGGCTCCCGCGCCAAAGCAGATTCCCAACATCGTTCATCCCCAGGTCGCCCGCATATACGCCGTTCCAGTGAAACCAGAGCCGCGGCGCATATTTGTAGATCCGTCCGTTCGCGCCGATCAGTTCGGCTTCACGAATCTGAATGGCCGCCTGCGCGAGCCCATCACCTGCCACCGCCGAATAGAAAATGGGACTCTGGCTGTTGAGACCCGCATTCAGCGCATCGGTGATCCCGTAGCCCGCCAACGTAGTGGGCTTGCCGCTATGGATCTTGCTCCAATCCAAATTTGGGATATCAGCGGCAGACAACGGGGCTCCCGCTGTCACCAAGCCCTTGGCGTTGATTGTCACCTTCGGATAGGCACCGGGCACCACCCCGCTATCCGCCAGGGTCAGCGCAATGGAAACGTCCCGTGTTCCGTCGAACACCGCACTGCCTGTTGCCGCGCCGCTACACGCAAGAGCCCGTTCAGCCGACAGCTTCGTGGCGCTCGCCGCATTGCCGGTAATCGATGCCGGCAGTTGCCCCGCACCGTTGAGCCGTAGCAGCTTGTACGGTACCGGCGCCTCCACTGCTTCGCTTGCCGCCAAGGCATCAGTGATGCCGTAGCCAGCCAGCGTAGTGGGCTTGCCACTGTTGATCTTGCTCCAATCCAAACTTGGGATATCGGCGGCAGACAGCGGTGCTCCCGCTGTCACCAAGCCCTTGGCGTTGATTGTCACCTTCGGATAGGCACCGGGTACCACCCCGCTATCCGCCAGGGTCAGCGCAATGGAAACGTCCCGTGTTCCGTCGAACACCGCACTGCCTGTTGCGGCGCCGCTACACGCAAGAGCCCGTTCAGCCGACAGCTTCGTGGCGCTCGCCGCATTGCCGGTAATCGATGCCGGCAGTTGCCCCGCACCGTTGAGCCGTAGCAGCTTGTACGGCATTGGCTCTTCCACCGCCTCACTTTTCGCCAGGGCATCGGTGATGCCATAGCCACCCAGGGTAGTGGGATTGCTGCCGCTGGTTGCTCGTCCCTTCGCGTCGATTGTTAGGCTGCGGTATGTACCGGGAGCGATACCCGTTGGACTCAAGGACAAAGGCAGCGTGATCCCGCCGCCCTGCTCTCGCGTCATCTGTCCAGTGGCGTCATGAATCGCGCGAACTTCCAGCAGGGCCTTATCCAGATCCGCGACCGTCGCAGTCACAACATTAGGGTCGACCAGAAGATTGACGATTTCTGCGTGGCTGACCGCGATATGCAACCGGACGGTCTGGGTTCGCCCCACGCCCTCGCTGACCAACGGCTTGTAGCTAGGCGCACAATCCGCCACAGCGATCATGTCGCCATCGGAGTCCTCCAGGCCCAGCTCACGCATCCACCAGCCCCCTACGTCCTGCGGCAGAATGGCTTCGGCCACCAGCACGCTAGGATTGTCCTCGGCCGCTACCAACCGGTTCAATTTGACCCGGTAGCGCTGTCGGATAAGCGCAGTTTGCGACGGACTAGGGACCGGGTCAGGCGTCTCCCCAGGCGCACCGCCTCCATCACCGATCAACATATGTGTAATGTCACGCCGCAGCCCGCCGGCCGCCGCCTCGACTTGTTTGGCAGCACCCTTGTCGGTAAGGAAGCCCCCGTATTGCTTGCTCATGGATTGGCCCTCGGGAATACATCCAAGATGTCACCATCGGTCTCTACAACCGCGGTGTAGACCTGAAGCTTGGGCTCGAAGCGAATGTCGAGCCCGACGATATGGCGGCTGACCGGCCGCGCGTCATCCAGCAGGCGCTCCACCTCGCGATAGGTGGTTTCAGTGATACCGCCGCTGCTGACGCCAACTTCGATAGAGAACGTGCCAGGCTCGCCGGGCGGGTCGGTCTGCCACCACTCGGTCACCGTCAACAGGTAGCCAATGGGCTCGACCACTCGACGTAGCGCACCGATAGTCCCCTTCCTCGCGTGGATCTCGAAGGCCGAGCGGATTGCTGCCCGCTTTGTCGGCACCGACCACTCGTTGTCCCAGCGATCCACGGACCAGGCCCAGGCCAGCCACGGCAGGATGTGTTCCGGGCAGGTATCGGGGTTGACCAGCAGCCGCAGAGGCACGTCCGTTTCTTCGTCCGTCGCGAACTCCAGGGCGCGCTCCAGCTCGGTCGCGTTGCTCGGTAGCTGACTCATGCGTCCCCCTGTACGACCTTCACGGACGTGCAGTAGGCCGCCTGAGCCTTGGTCGGCACGATATCGACCCAACCGTTCAACACCACCTTGCGAACGCCGGTGATATGCAATTGGGCGTCAATCGCCGACCGGGACACCTCGACACCCAGGCGACGGCGCGGATTGATCCAGGCGTTTATCCGACGCTGGCACTCGGCAAGGATCGCCTCGTTCTCCGACCCGACGCCCTCCATGTACACCACCGCATCGATGCTGTACGGCAGCACCTCGGCGCTCTGCACCGTCAGCCGGTCACCGACCGGCCGGATATCCTCATCACTCAGGCGGGCATAGACGGTATCGAGCAGCGCCTGGTCGGCGACGCCCTGCCCTTCGACGTGCAACACAGTAACCACCACTTCCGCCGGCCTGGGGCTTTCGGCCGTCGCATCCCCGACCAGCGCCGACGCACTGCGCGCGTGCAAGATGTAGCTGGACCGAGGCCCTGCGGTGGTCAGGCCTTCATAGGCTAGCTGTACGCGCTCCCGCAACGCGGCGTCGTCCTCCATCACCCGCTCGGTCGGCGGAACCGCCGACTCGTCGGCCTCCCGAATCACCAGGCGCTGTAGCTTGACGTTCGCCGCCAACTGGTCAAGGTCGCTACCCTCGGCATAGGCCAGCAACAACGCCTTGGCCGCCGAGTTCACCCGAGCGCGGTTCTGCATTCGACGATAGGCCGCCTGTTCGAGCAGCTTCACCACCGGGTCACTTTCCAGCGCAGCGTTCCACTGGTCGCCCATGTAAGCCCTGAAATCCGCCAGCTCCTCGGCATATACCGCCTCGAACTCCAACGGCTCCAGCACTTCGGGCGCCGGCAGTGAGGCCAGATCCACGGTACTCATGCGCTGACCTCCAGCATTACGGAGTCACCCAGGTACACCCCGGCCAACTCCAGATCGATCCGCCCACCCATGACCGCCACCACCCGGACACGCTCCAGGCGCAGCCGAGGTTCCCACCGGCCAAGCGCCCGCGCGACCTCGGCCTGCACGGCACTCTTCCAACCGTCGTTCACCGGCAGATCGACCAGGCGCCGCAGCTTACTGCCGTACTCCGGGCGCATGCGCCGGGTGCCCAACGGGGTAGTCAGAATGTCCTCGATGGATTGCTTCAAGTGGGCCACGCCGGAAAGCGGCTGCCCGGTCCGTCGATCCAGCCCGATCATCGATCACCCCTACTTACGAACGAATTCCGCGCGAGCCACCAACCACTCGAACACCTCTTCGGTGTCGGCGACGACCTCGCTATTGCGCACCTGCACCGTCACGCCGCCGGGCATGATCAGCGTGCGCTGTCGGTAGGCCTGATCGATGAACGTCACCGGCAACCCGGGCGTCGGATGGTCTTGAACCGGCGCCTGGACGGCTTCCGCTTCTTCAGTCTTGGCTTTGGCCATTGGCCCCTCCTGAAACGACAAAGCCCGCACAAGGGCGGGCTCAGCGTTGAGTTATGTTCAGTGTGTGTGATGGTTGCTGTTGCCGGTGGTGTCCATGATCGAGCCGCCGCTGGTGATATTGCCGGTGACGTGCAGCGTACCGGCCACCGTGACCTTGCCAGCCAACAGGATCTCGCCGGCCTGGACGGCTACCTGCCCCGGGGTAACGGTGACCGAGGCGCCGCCAACGGTCGTCGTGCAGGTACCTGCCGGGAGGGTCACCGCGTAGCTCTTCGCCTGCCAGTCGTAGACCAGGGAGCCGCCATCGGGAAACCGCCAGACCTCCACGTTCGCACGGTTGTCGGGCTGGTCGCCGGCGACACCGTACAAGCCGGGAATGAACGTTCCCATGTCGGCTACGCCGCTAGGGCTGATCAGCGCACCCTGTTCGCCGAGGCTCGGCGCTCGCCAGTGACGCGCCGTACCGGCGGCCAGGCTATGCCAGCGCACCCAGCCACTGATCCAAGCCCCTGCCTGCACGCGCACCCGAGCGGCCGCGAGATCCACCGCAGCAACCACGCACGGCTTGATCATCGCCGCAATCATGCGGTCATGTTCCGCTGTCGCGTAGCTCATAGCGGGATATCCTCAGGCGCGAAGTAGTCCCCCTCATGACCCGGACCAGTGTCGGGATCGATGCCGAACAGCAGCTCCTCGCCAGACTCGTCCTTCCAAGGCCACTCCTCGGCCCCTACATAGACCGTTTGCGTCCACTCCACCAGCCAGACACAGAAGGCGTCCAGCTCCGGCTTCGTGTAGTCCTCGCCGGCCTGGACGAACTCGGCTTGCGAAACATCGTCCAGATTCCATGTCTGGCCCCGCAGCAGATGGGCAAGCTGGGTTGCCAGTTGAACGGCCTTGGTGCGGTTCTCCGCGCGCTCCCGCCCTACGACGATCCGGGCTTGCACATGCAAGGTCAGTCCCACCTCGCCAGTGCCCTGGTCGGGGTCCTGGCTCGGCTCGAACTCCGACACCTCCAGCAGAATGCACGGCGCTGGCATCCGGTCCTCAATCTGCGTATCGAACGCGATAGAGCGCATACCGGCGAGCGATGCGTTCAGCTCTGTCTCAATCGCTCGGTAGAAGTCGAGCAGCACGAAGTCAGCCACGCGCGCCTCCCTTGGTCAGCTTGTGCAGTTCGTAGGCAAGTTCGCGCTGGGCGAACTCAAGCAGTTTCTGATCGGCCCGCTTGGCCCAGGCATCGAACAGCGGACGCACGTCGTCCAGCAGCACCTTGGCCTTGGCCAAGGGAAAGCGGCCGTACATGTCCGCGTCCATCGAACCCCTGCGACCGTAGGCCATCGAACGAACGTCGCTGGCCGGGTAATCGCTCGGGTCGAAGTGCGGGCTGGCCGTTCGAATCCAGATATCTGGCTCGCCCCCGTACACACGGGCATAGAAGGCGCCGCGATAGGTTCGCCCGGCCACCGTCACCCCCGCCTTTCCCTGACGAGGCCGGCCGATTCGGCTGGCCTCGATGGGGTTGATGCCAAACCAGAGCTTGCCCTGAGTACCCGAGCCACGCACCGGATACGCGATCAGCCGCTGCCGCACCGCCCGAACCGCTATGCGTTCCTTCTGGCCGACCGCCCTGGCGATATGCGTCCGCAGCCAACCGAGCGTCTTGTTGATCGCTCGGCGCTGCGCGTTCATAGCCGTCTTCGGGTACGCCGCCGCCAGAGTCGAGAAGGCCGCCATATCGGCGGCCTTCGGTTGGACGTTCAGCGTACCGCCTCGCGCGGTCACCCGATGGGTGGTACCGATAGCCATCAGTCCCTCCTTAGCAGCAACGCGACCAGGCCGGTGCCATCAGGCTCCCGCCGCACGACGATATAGGCGCCGCCGTCTGGCGGAGGGAGATCCACGACGATTCCCTGCCCGACCTCCACGCTCGCCGCATCGCTGGCCAGAACGGTGAACCGCGGCTCACGCAATGGAAGCGGCGCGGTCCCCATGCGCGGAGCCTGCCATGGGGCGGTAAACTCCCCCAGCACAGGCTCTGCCCGCCCTTCGAAATGGGCAGGGTCGCCCAGCTCATCGAACAGCAGCGCATCGAGATCAGCGAATCGCTCATGAAAGCGCATGGCTATTCGCCGTCCTCGCCGCTCTGCGCTTGGGCGTGGTCTTTGGCCAGACCGATAACGCCCGCAACCAGCAACTCCTCCCGCAGTTCGGCGCTGGCCGGTTCGTAGGGCTCGCCCTTCCGATAGATATGGCGCCCGTCCTGCACGCAACCGCTAATGACGATGTACTTCGACTTTGCGGCGGCCATGTCACACCACCTTCGCGAACAGGAAGGCATCCGGCTCCAGCAGGCCGGACAGCGCAGCAGCCTGGAGCTTCACCCAGCGCACGCTCGGCTCCTTGGTCGTCCAGCTCTTCGGGAAGCGCGACGCCTCGACCAAGCCACTCTCGATGGCGTCGAGATCCTGAATCGCCCCATACAACATGGCGTTACGGGTGTTGGTCGAGCCCAGGATAATTCCGCCCGCCGGAATCATCGGCTGCTCCTTCTTGTCGCCATCATCGGGAACGTACCACTCGTCGTAGCCGTAGATATCCACCCCCGGATCGCTGAGATAGCCGAGGTAGGTAACGCCATCAGGCAGTTCCTCGGGCTTGATCATGCCCAGGTCGACGCGACGGGTGTTCAGCTTTTTCATGACGCTTTCGTCGTTCTGGAACGCATCCAGAGCCTCGCCGCTGAACACCGAAACGTTCGCCGTACGCCCGGAATCCTTGGCAATGAGGCGCTTCCAGGTCCGAAGATCGCCAATCGGATCGGCGCCACTGGTCCCCCACTTGCCGGTGGCCAGCGTCACCTTGTGGGTATCTTCCATCTGGAAGTCGATAACATCATCGACGCCCTCGCCCTTCACATTGATGCTGCCGGTAGTAAGCGCCTGGGCACACATCCACTCTTCACGACGGGTAATCTCGTCGTCGAGATCCGCCAGATCCTTTCCCAATTGCTCGCCGGCCCGCTGGAGCGCGGACTTGGTAGCGAACGGGTTTTCACCAGGCGAACGCTTCAGAATCAGCTCTGCGGTGGTCTCACGCTTGGGCTGGATGTACGGCGGCTTGTAGGTGGTGCTCCGGTAGCCGGAGCGCAACGACAGGCTTCCCGGCAGGCGGGGATGCACGAATGGAGCCATCTTGCGGGTGCCCTTCACGATATCGATATCCACCGTAGTGGTACCGAAGGTCACCGGGTTGGCGCCATTGAAGAACAGGTCACGCAGGAAGGTACGCGGCCGCACCATCTGCTCCACCGCATCGAGCATCGTGCGGCAGTCGAAAATATCGGTCATCTGGTTGAACTCCTATCAGCGAACGAAGAGGCAGAACGGGCGCAGAGCATCGACCAGGCTGTCACGCCCGTGGCCCTCGCCTACGGTGAGCGCGCCGAAACGCACATCGCCGGTCAGTTGCAGCGGCGCGACCTTGGCACCTGCCGAGGTATCGACGGCCTCCAGCAGAACCGCGCTCGGCGCCTGGGAGCCATCGTCGGCGGCGGCAACCGACAGCTTGTACTCCTTCGAAGCAGTGACCCGGCCCAGCACCGCGCCGCGCTTGAGTACCTGGCCGGCAGCGATCACACCGGAGCCGGTGGCAATGGGGAAATCACCGGCCGCCAATTGGTCCGGGACGTAGGTATTGCGTTGCACTTCGTACATGGCGGATCTCCTTTTAGCGGCGCTTGGCACCGGACACGATGGCGGATACCGCGGCACCACGCTCCTTGCTGGCCGCGTCGTCGCCAGCCGGCGTGGAGGCCGAGGCCCCGGTGGAGTCGGCAACGATACCGGCGAGGGTAATGCCGCGATCAGAGGCCGCCTGGAGCAGTTGCAAGGCGGTCGCTTCGACACTGGTACCGGCTTCGATGGCAGCAGCCACTTCCCTCTCGAAGCCCTTGCTGGCCAGCGCACTGATGCCCTGGATGCGCTTGCGCTCAGCGACGGCCGCTTCGGTACGGGCCGCCTGGATCTCATCGGCGCCGACGCTGGCCACTTCGATGGTGTTCGGGTCGATGCCGCTGGCCAGCGCTTCACGCAGCTCCGCCGTGGTTTTCACGACTTTCATACTTGCTTTCCTCGGTTGGGTTGCGGCCGGTTTGGCCAGTTCAGTGATCAGGGCTTCCAGGCTGCCGAGTCGATGCGCGAGGCCGGCTTGCACCGCCGCGGCTCCGACAAGAAGGCCGCCGTAGTCACCCATTTCCGGGATACGTTCAGCAGCCACGCCGAGATTGCGGGCCACCTTGTTCTCGAAGACTTCAGCCAGGGCATCGACGGTCTCGCCGATCTTCTTGCGCCCTTCTTCGGTGGTGACGTCAGGCCGCTTGTTCGGGGCGTTGCGACTGACCACCTGGTAGCGCTTCGGCTTGTCTGGTCCATCGGGCTGAACCACCGCCTCAACGATGACGCCGATACTCCCGGCCATCGCCGTCTCGTCGATCACGATTTCCTCGGCAGCACTTCCGATCCAGTACGCAGCGCTAGCCAGGTAGCCCCCGGCATAGGTAACGATCCGCTTGCGCTTGCGCCCCTCGTACACCAGCTCGGCCAGCTCGTTGATGCCGGATGCCACACCGCCCGGGCTATCGATGTTCAGTACGATGCTGCGGACTGCCGGGTCGTCGAGCGCCCGCTGAATGTCCGTGGCCAGCACCTGGGTGCTGGTGGCTCCGCTGATCTCGGTAAACAGGTTCGCGTAACGGAAGATGGGGCCGGTCACAGGCACGATGGCCACGCCGTTACGAACAGTCACCGTGCGGGCCTTGTTCAGGCGCTCGCCTTCGCGGGTTACCAGCGCTTGGGGGTCACCCATTCGCTCAGCGATGGCCAGCAGGTTCTCCAGATGCTCGGGCAGCATTAGCCAGGGCTGCGATGCAGCCAGCTCGAATGCGCGCATGGTTATTCCTCGTCGTCGGGACCGGGCGCCGGCGGCGCCTCGGTTTCGCGGCCCTTCGGCAGCGTGTACAGGTTATTGGCGCGGCGCTGCTCGATCTCCCGCAAGCGCTGGTTGAACACCTGCTGCCAGGGCTCGCCAGTCATCGCCGCAGTCTCCAGGGTCTCGTTCGACAGGCCGTACTCGATGCGCTTACCGGCGGCGTTCGCCTCCTTCAGCTCGTCGATGGCGCCACGCGCCGGCCCAATCCATAGCGCCTGGCAGTACGCACGCCGCTTGATCGGATCGTGATAGCCGGGCAGGTCGATCAGGCCGCGCGCCACCGCTTCGTCAATCACCAGCTCCCGGCTCGGTTGGCAGAAGTCGCAGGTCAGCCACCAGCGGCGCAGACTGTAGAATCGCCAGGCTTGCAGCATGGCGGCCCGCGCGGCGCTGTAGCTGGTGCTGTAGTGCAAAAGCACCTCGTCCGCGGGGATCTCCAGGGCGGCGCCTATCTCCTTGACGACCGCCATGAAGAACGGATCGAACTGCGCATTCGGCCGGGCGGGGTTGGCGACAACAGGCTCTTCGCCCCCGCCCAGGTCAACCACCGCCCCCTCGCCCAGCTCCAGGGCCGATGCTTCGTCGTCGGTGGAGGCACTACCACCACCGTTCACCAGGCCCGTCATCGGCAGGCCGCCGGCGTTGTTGTAGTCGGAGCCCTTCTTGATGAACACGGTGAACATTGCCGAGATCACCGCCGCCATAAGCTCGGCGCTGCTGTAGCGCTCCAGCTTCTGCAACGGCTCCAGCACCGGCGCCAGGTACGGCGCACCGCGCTTCTGGCCGGGCCGTTCCTTGTCCGACATGACGTGCAACACCCGGCGCCGTCCGGTCTGCGCACCGAATGCCGGTAGACGCTGCCAGGTTAGCGGCCCGGCAGTCGGCAGGTCGTTCGGGTAGCCCGAGCAGACGTGATAGGCAACCGGCGCGCCGAGTCCGTTGGACTCGATGCCATCGACCAGCCCTGCGCTATCCAGGCCGTGCCCCGGATTGCAAACGCGCTCGGCCTCGATCAATTGCAGGCGCGTGCCGAAGATGCAGCCGGGCCGCTCCTCGAAGGGCGTTGCCACCAGCACATCGCCGCCGACCAGCGACGACACCAGGGTCAGCGCCTGGAGCTGGTAGTGGTTCAACGTCGCCTCGGCATCGCACTCGGCTGGGCTGTCGGCGTAGTGGTTCCAGATCCAGTCCAGTTGCGCATTCAGCCGCTCCGCTTCTTCACCGGAGATCCCGAGCGCCTGGTGGTCGACCTGCGCCCGACAGACCAGCCCCGTACCGACCACGTTCGTGCGCAGGCGCATCACGACAGCCCGCGCGATCAGGTGGTTACGCAGGGCATCCCGAGAACGGGCGATCAGCATATTGCGCTCGCCGCGGTTCAGGTCTCGACGAGGACTGCCCAGGCCAGGGATCCAACTGGCCATACTGCGGAGCATGCGTGAAGCTCCCCGCCAGCGCGTTTCCGTGCCACCGCCGCCCCCCTGCGCCATCGGCGCCGAGGGACGGGCCGCCGCCTTGGCCAGACGGAGGGCTTCGCGCATCAGTTGTTGCTCGGGTGAGCGTCGGAAAAAGCCCATGGTCAAATCTTCAGGTAGTAAACGCGGTTACGACCCCGCCCGTGCTGGGCGGCCTCTTCCTGAGCGGCGGCTGCGGCGTACTGTTGTTCAAGCATTCGCAGAGACGCCAGCTCGGCTTTGTAGACCTCGCGCTCGCCACGCTTCAGGCGCTGCCCCTTTGACAGGACGTCAGATATCGCCGCCCGGACTTCCTCCAGGCGCTGTTTCGCTGTGGTCATGATTTCCCTCAGTCAGCCGACCCGGCTGCGTGTACCGCGACCGCGCGGCACCGCCCGCTTGGGCATTGGTGCCACGGGCTGGTCGCCACTGAACAATGTGGGTTGCCGCACCTGGCGCTCCAGGGCATCCCATTCGTCATCCCGCAGAAGGTGGGTTTTCAGGCTGCGCGCGGCATGCAGGGCATACACCTCGCAATCCAGCGCCTCGTTACGCCGACCGGCTTTCTTCTGCCAAATCATCTTTGTGGGAATCCGCGGGTGCGGCGCCAACACCTCGTTTGTGAACTGCTCGAAGTAGTCCTGGCGGATATCGCTGTACCAGTGCATCCGCCCCGCCCCAGCACCCACCAGGCGCACGCGGGAGTCGAGCAGGGTCTTGGCCTTGTGCGTGCCGACGATGTACACCCGCAGGCCGTACTTCGCGGCCTTGGTGTTGTCGCGGGCGGTATCCACTGAGGCAGACGGCCGGGAGAAAATCTCTTTCTCCAGGCTATCGCGGGAGGCCCCCTTGATCGCCATGATGTTGAAGCGCTGGCGGTCCCGGACGTATGCGTAGACGGCGTGGTTGGTGTTCCCGTCAGAGCTGTCGATGCTCACCGCCGATATAGCCAGCTCGCCGCCGCCCTCCATCGGGAGCGGCTTTGCCAGCAGCGCATCCAGTTCAGACCAGACCCCATCGCTGGGGTCGGCCGGATTGCCGCGCAGCTCGTTCCAGAACAGGCGCCAGGATTCCTCCCCACGCCCCCAACCGACGACAATCACCGCCAGGCGGTCGCCTTGTACGTCCACCCCTGCGGTAGCCAGCAGCACGCCAGCCGGTGCCGTCCATTCGCCGTAAGCCTCGGCGCGCTTCACCAGCTCCTCGATCCCAGGCGCATTGCTCTTGAACTCGTAGCTCTCACCCTTCGAGCTGTTCACGAACGCGATCATGGGGCCGATGTTGCCCTGGGCGGCGGCATGCTCGGCCTGTAGCCACTTCTCCATCAGCACCGCGAAGCGTGAGCCGTAGAACGTCGCGATCAGCTCGTTCATGTCGTAGCCGGCTATACCGCGGAACTCAGCCGTCGCCACCCATCGGCCATGCTGTAGGTTCGCGTTCTTCTGCGCGTCGTCCCACACCGACCCGCAGTGCGGACAGGCGTAGTAGGCCAGCTCGGGGCGCTTGTGCCCGTACACTTCGTGATACTGCGTCGGATCCTCCGGGCAGTGCAGGTGATCGAAGCTCAGTTCGTGTTCCTGGCCGCAGTCGTGGCATGGAACCATGGCAATGCGCTTATCCGACAGTTCGTACTCGGCATCGATGGCCGACAGCCCCTTTAGCGTCGGCGTGCCGCCGATGATCACTTTGGATCGTCGGTAGGTCTTCAGCCGCTCCTTGGCCAGCTTGATGCTATCGCCCTGCCCCCTCAGGTTCAGGTTGCAGTCGTCGGGCTCCTCGACGCCGACACGGGGTACCGGCGTTGACTTCACGCTGGAGGGGCTGTTGGAGCCGACCAGCTTCAGGAAGCCACCGGGGAAGCGCTTGAAATCTTGCCGCTGTTGGAGCTTGCGGCTTCGAAGATCGATCTTCTTGCGCAGCCGAGGCGTGGCCTCCACCATCGGCTCCAGTTTCTCGGCCACATACTGCTTCGCAGCTTCGGCCTTCGGAAACAGGATCAGGATCGGCGAGGGGTCCAGATCGATCCATTTGCCGAGGGCGTTACCCAGCACGCCGGAGGTCCATGCGACCTGGGCCGACTTGCGCCCGACTACCTCGGTCACATTCGGATCGTCCAGGGCCTCCAGAGGACCACCCGGCCACACCAGATGGGGGGTCACCTCGAACCGATAGGGACCAGGCTTCGCCGCCTCTTCGGGAGACAGCCAACGGTACTTCCGCGCCCACTCGGCAATGCTCATCCGCGGCGGCGGAGACCACTTGCGGGCCATACGGCGAACGGCGTTAATCGCCGTCTTCTTCAAAGCCCTCTTCAGGGAGCGCGTAGTCAGTATCCCCGTCTGACGGGGCGTCATCCGGGTCATACTCGGCCAGTTTCCTTAGGGTCTCTTCCATCGGTTCGCGAATCAGGCTTTCGTCGATCTCAATGCCATAGCGGGCCGATAGCGACGCTGCCAGCGCGTCGGGGTAGGTGTTGAGCAACTCGACCTTGGCCGCAGTGATCATCGCTTCGTATGCGGTCGCCATATCGGCCACCAACGCCACCTCGCCCACATCGCGGGCCAGGGCGATCTCCTCGCGGTCGGCGCGCAGCCTGTCCAGGCGGTCCCGTACCGATTCTTTCTTGCCGTTGAGGGAGGCGACCTGCACCAGCCAGCCGATCACCTCTTCGGTGTCGTACTCGTTCTCGTTCCCGCGACCGAGCCCGACCGACACCACCGGCATTCCCTCACGCTGCCACCGGCTCAAGGTGCGTTCGTCGCGCCCGACGATCTCGGCCAGGTCGGCTTTCGTCACTCTGCGACCCATGCTAACCCCTTGAAAAGACGGACATTCCTGTAGAAATCACAGCTAGAGGGAAAACGCGAGTCCGCGTACCCGTATAGGGCCGGGGACCGGGGAAGGACCCAAAAAAACGGGATTTTCAGGGGGGGCTGGCCGGCCCGCCCCGCTGCTCATCGCCGGCCGGCGGCATCCCGGCGCGCCGGGCAAGCCAGCGCGTGTAGAACCCCGAGGTCACATCGGCGCCGAGGCACGCGACCACGCTACCGAGCGCGGCGGCAACCGGCAGCCCCGCACCGCTCGCCGTGGCGAGCAACACCGAGGCCAGGCCGAACACCACAGACGCCCCCGAGCGCAGCAGGACACGTTTCAGCAGATCGCTGACCGTCAGTCCTGCCGCCTCGGCGCGCCACAGCTCCCCGGACAGGCCAGCCATCGACACCAGCACGAACAGCCAGGTCGGGATATCGCTCAGCGTCTGCTGAACGTCGTTCTCTGTCGCCATGTTCACCTCGGCCTGAGTAGGCGGCCCGTCCCTGGACCCGACGCCCCGCCTGGGAGGCCAGAGGCGCCGAAATCGAGACAATAAAAAACCCGGCGCGATGGCCGGGTTCCGATGACGTGGAGCGTGTGCCTCAGTGGCGCACCTCTACGAGAGTGCCTACTTTTTACCCCCAAAGTGTCATGGCAACAAGCCAATTTTATTGCCACTCTGGACTCGCCCCGGACTCGCCCCAAACTTGTCCCGGACTCGTCCGGCGTATATCCATCTACGGTTATCAAGCGCCTCCGGCGCTGTCCTACTGGTCAGTAGGTGGGTCAGCAGGTGGGACAGATAACCCTTTGATTTATATGGCGCTGTCCTACTGTCCCACTTGTCCTACTACTTTCTACGCATATAAGAGAAGAATAATAAGAGCGCACGCTGCGCGCGTGCGCGCGATGCGTGCCTATGTGCGGGCGGGTGTGTGAAAGGTGGGACAGTGGGACAGCCCCAGCAGTGACGGGGCTTTGCGCTGTCCCGCCTCGAAAAACGAAGCGGGACAGAGTAGGACGGTGGGACAGCGCCCGGCCAAGTCAGGCCGCCCGCCGCAGCAGGATTTCTGCGATGGCCGCGTGGGCCAGGTCGAGCCTGCGGTAATACTGGCGTTTGCCACATCCGCATGCTGCCCATTTCATCGGGTCCGACATGTCGTAATCCGTGTAATGCAAGCGCACCACCCGCTCGATGGGCGGCGGAAGGTGCTTGTTCACGATCAGCTCAATGTCCGCCGTGCGATCCAGGGGACAGCGAGCCCCCGCTGTGGAGCGAGTCAGGTTTCCCCTGGTCGCCATCAGCATAGCAATCACATTGCTCCCGCCGCTAGCGTTGCCGGCAGAGCCGACGCCATTCGGCGGGTGCAGCTCGGCGGCCCAGGTCCGTAGCATCTCGTCAATTGGCTTGATCAAAATGCGGCCTCCTTCTGCGTCGGCTGTCCCTTCCACGACGGCGGCCGCTCGTAGCCCCACGGTCGCACCGGCGATTTACCGGATGCGGGCAGGCGTCTGCGCCGCCAGCCCAGACGATGCATGATGTGGCCTACTCGCATCTGCTCCGGCTTGCCCCAATGCCCGAAATCGAGGTTGAGCGCTCCCCCCAGCAGGTCAGCACTGGTGACGGTCTCGCCGACGTATCCCTCCAGCCAACCGATCAACTTGTGCTCCCATGCGTCGACGGTGTAGCGCTTGTCCTGCTCCTCCTCGAACAGCGCGCGCTCTTCACGCGAGACCCACCACTGATCCCCGGCGCGGTAGCAGAACAGCGCTTCGGCCCATAGCTGGTCCCGGATCTCGCGCAGCAGGTCCAGATCCACCTTCGTGCAGAGGACCGGCCAGTATCGACGGTTGCCGGTGGTGTCTTTCAGGTACTCGTCTTGGTTGGTCGTACCCACGAAAACACACTGTCGTGGCACATCGCGGGTTCTGCGACCGTAGCTCTCGCGGAAGGTATCGACCGAGGCCGAAAAGAACTGCTTTGCCTTGGTGCTGTCGGCCTTGTTGAACGCATCCAGCTCGCCCAGCTCGCTGATCCACTTGCCGCGCAACATCTGGAACGTCTCTTTGTCACCGAGCACGAACGGGGTATCCATGAACCACTCGCCGCCCAGCACCGACATGGCGGTCGACTTGCCTTCGCCCTGCAACCCTTCGAGGATCAGCACCGTATCCATCTTGCAGCCCGGGCGCATAACACGCGCAACAGCGCCGATCAGCCAGCGCTTGCCGGCCTTCATCGAGTACGGGGTCTCCTCCACGCCCAGGGCCCTGTTCAGCCAATGCTCGATCCGCGGCGTACCGTCCCACTCCAGGCCCTCAAGGTACGCCCGCACCGGGTGAAAGCTGTTCTTGCTGGCCACCACCGACACCGCTTCCAGCACCGGCGGCACCTTCGTCAGCAAACCGTACTGCTGGGCCAGCCACTCGCACGCCAGCATGTCGTCCAGATCTGTCCACTCCCCCGTACCACCACCATAGGGCGGCGTCCGCAGCTTCATGGTCTTGGCACTGAACTCGTCGCAGCCGAGCACTCCGTGCCAGCGCTCATCGTTCTGTAGGATCAGACTGATGTTCACCATGTGCGCTGCCAGGCCGCCGCCCTTGATCCGCAGAAGGCAGTCACGCCAGCCCCCCTCAGCGGGTGGCCGGACCACCGCCATGACCTGGGCCCGGACCACCTCCAGCCCCTCGGCACAGTGCAGGTCGTTGAAGTCAGTCCAGCCCTCCTCCCTCTCGCTGCCGAAGCGAGGGAGTACGAACTGGCCGCCGAGGATCGTAGCGGCGTTCTCCGCAGCCTGAGCGCCCGGGTTCCAAGGCGACCCGTCCTGGCGGGTGGTCTTCCAGTCGTCATCGCCGCAGAAGATCACCGGCCGAGACGGGTACTCGGTCTGCATCGCCTTGCCGACAGGCAGCAGGTTGCCGGCATCGAACGCAATAGCCACCGCACAGCCCGTCGCCATGTGCAGGCTGACGCCGGTTGCGTACCCCTCAGCGATCAACACCGGCTCGCCGGGCTCGGGGCGAGGACCGATCAGGCAGAACGCCCCTTCCTTCTGCATGCCATAGGGCCAATAAGCCTTGTCCCGGCCGGTATCGGGCTGCTTTTCGGGGTAGATGATTTGCAGTCCCACCAGCCCCTTGAGGGTCCGCATGGGCACCATGAAACGCCCGCCGTAACCGTAGCGACCGCCGATCCCGACGATTTGCTTGCGGTCGAGATACGGCGCCTTGCCTTTCTCCGATAACCGCTCCCACAGCCGCGCGGCGCCCTGGGCGGCACGCTGGGCGGCATAGGCGGCCTTCGCTGCCGCCTTGCGCTTGGCCTCCTCCTGCCGCGCGTGCATCAGCTCGCGCTCCTCGGCAGTCAGGCGAACACCCTTGAGCTTGAATTTCTCGTTGAGATCCTGCCGCCAGTTGCCGAAGCGCCCGAAATAGAGGGTCTTGCCGCTGGCAGTGGTGTATTCGTGCAGGACGTACCAGCCAGTAGCCTCCCCGTTCCGGTCGCCCTCGACCTTGCAGCGCACCAGCTTCCCGAACACCCAGCTCGGGCTCCGCTTGGTGAAGGGTTCAATTCCATGGTCTCGAAGCTGATTCAGCACTTCGTCCAAGGCTTCGTTACTCACCGGCGCCCCCTCCGCTCGTTGAAGGACTGGCATTCAATGCAGGTTTGGCACCCCGGTACAGCTTCGCGACGACGCGGCGGGATCGGTTCGCCGCAGCACTCGCACTCATGAGCCGATTCGCCAACCGCTACCAGCGCACGGGCAGCCAATGCCGCCTCCATGCGCTCCAGCACCAGGTCATTGGCGTGATCCGCGATATCAGCCATTGCTCACCTCCCCGCGTTCGGCGCCCTTGGTGGTCTGGTGGACGTAGCGGGCACGCTCGCAGAGGCCGACCGCCGCGCGGATGATGCTCATCGCCAGCTTTTGGGTTTCCGCCAGCTCGGCCGCGTCAATGCGGCCGTCCTCGATATGGCGCGCGATGGTGGTCGCTGCGTTGGCCGACGTGTGCAGGATCTCGCCGGCGCCGGCAATCAGGCTGGCCGGCAAATCCTCGAACTGAAGCGGCGAAACGAAGAACCACAGGCTGTCGCCCAGCTCGGCATGCAGCGCGTCAAGCACTACCGCCCGCCCCTCGGCCGACACGTACCGCAGGAAATCGAGCACGTCGTAGATGTTGAGGATGTGGCTGGAATGGTTCGGGTCGAACTTGTGGGCCGTGGTCGAGACATTGCGGCCGGTGGAGTGTGCGAAGCCGGTAATGCCGCCGTGGCACATCCGCTGATTGCGGGCAACGAGGTTGAGCGCTTCGCCCAGGGGAAGCACCTCGCGGCCCATGCGGTCGAACTGATCCGCGAACGAGGGTCGGGACATGGCAATTATTCCTTGATACTGCCAGTGCCACGGAGCCATCAACCGGGTTAGAGTAGGCGCCGTGGTCACATTGCATGGTGGTCACAAGGCAGATGGCCGCTCTGTGGTGGAAACGCCAACTGCCACGATGGCCGGGTGATCGGCATCCCTGATCACCCGACCGTTACAGCCAGCAGCTCTGTGGTGGAGAGGCTGGCAACCCCGAGGCATCCGTGCCTCGGGTCTGGGAAGCTCGGCCGGCTGTGGTGGTACTTAGCGTGCTGCTCCAGCCGGCCTGGCTCCCCTCCCTCGGTGGTGGCGAGGGATTAAGCTGCTTTCCTAGAGTGCTTCGCTGGAAGCGGAAATAGATCCGGCAGGTCCGGCCGTAATTCGTGTGCGGCAACAGCACCTTTGCATGCTCGCACTACAGCAGGCACACGCTCAGCAGGCACCCCGCGCTTTTTCCACTGGGAAACAGCCATCGGGCTAAGCCCCATTGCTTGCGCGAGTGCCCGCCCACCTCCAGCAGCGTTAATTGCCTTTTCCAATGCAGATTGATCCATAAACGCACCGTTTTTTTTCGCATTCGTGGATACACATTACGTTTATTTAAACGCAATGTCTACCCCTGTAAACTCTGAGTTTATGAGCACATCCGGCACCAGATTGCGCAGCCTCCTCGATGAGAGAGGAATCGCCTATAGCGAGTTCGCAGCAACGCTAGGCGTTGAGCCCCAACACATCAACAATTGGTTCAAACGCGGGATTCCAAAGGCCCGCGTTTTCGCTATTGCTGACGCACTAGCCGTCAATCCCCGCTGGCTGAGCGATGGAACAGATAGCGAACCCCCATCGGACTCTCTAGCCACAGGCGGTGAAAGCTCTCTGCTCTCGCCCCTCGAGCCCTGGGATGACAGAACGCCCCTAGATCCGGACGAGGTTGAAGTGCCGCTGTACAAGGAAGTTGAGCTATCCGCCGGCGCAGGCCGAACAGCGGTGCGCGAGATCAAGGGAAGAAAGCTGCGATTCTCCTACGCCACGCTTCGAAACGCCGGGGTCTCCCCTTCAGCGGCGTTCTGCGCCACGGTCAGCGGCAACAGCATGGAGCCATTGATAATGAATGGCGCCACCATCGGAGTGGACAGGAGCGCAACCCGCATTCTGGACGGCGAAATCTATGCCCTCGAACACGACGGAATGCTACGAGTGAAATACCTGTATCGCCTGCCAGCGGGCGGTATGCGCCTGCGGAGCTTCAACACAACAGAACATCCAGACGAAGAATACTCAGCCGAACAGATCGAGACCCAACAGATCCGAATCCTGGGCTGGGTGTTTTGGTGGTCGACGCTCCGAAAAAAGAAAGGCCTTGCCTTCGACCAATAAACAAAATAAACAAAACGTATTGACCAGATCTTAAACAATGCGTTTAATTACCTCGACTCTCCACCACAGAGACGAGGTAACACCATGCAACGTTCCGCCACGGTACACGTCCACCCGGCCTGTACCTCCTCCCCCCAGCAGATCCAACGCCTCCAGGCCGACACTGGCTGCCTTGTCGTCATCTTCAACGGCAAAGCCCAGCTTGTAGCCAGCCGTACCCCGGGCCGCCGTCATTCGGTAACCGCCACCCCCCCGTTTGGAGGTGACGCGGCATGACCTACGCACTCCGTCAACCGTCCTTTGTGCGGCTCAAGGCTCAACTCAGCCTAAACGGCCGCTTCAACCACGCCCTCTACGACGCGGAAACCCGTCAAGCAGTCCACGCCACTCTTGACATTGAGCGCGGCGCTGAACAGGTGCACGTCGTCGTTCGAATGGGCTCCACGCTGAATAGCCTGGGCCTCCCGGTCGACGCCCCTTCCAACCCCAACACCGTGGCCGACTACCTCGAATCCATCGCGAATGGCCGCCTGGACACGGCGGACGACACCCCGGCTCGCCGCCGTTTCGACCAGGCTGCGTAGGGGGCCGCGATGAAAGACTTGTCCCTGCACCAGGCCGCGCAGCGCCTCGGCCTGAGCCGTCCCGAGCTGATCAAGCGCATGAAGGCGGCCGGCCTGCTCGACAGCAGCAACCTTCCAGCCGTGCCGGTCCGCGACCGCCTCTACCTGCGCGCAAAGGAAACGTCCTGGCACCACCCCGAACTCGGCATGCAGTACAGCCACTCGACGAAAGTGCGCCCGGCCGGAGTGGCATGGCTGGCCGACAAGCTCGGCATCCCCCGAGTCTGCCCGCCGGCGGTCCCGGACCGCCGCGAGGTTGGCTGACGAGCCCCGGCCCCGCGAATACGCCCGCCAGATCGTCGCCCTTCGAACCAAAGAGGAACGCAGGGCGGCCCTGGAGCGGGTGCCGGAACACCTACGGGAACTTGTACGAACCCACGTAGAGATCGCCCGGAACCATCCCAAAGGAGGCAAGGCATGAACCAATCAACTATCACCGACACCCAGGCAACGCGGCTGGCAGCAATGGTGCTTAAGCTGGCAACAACCGCCCGGACGTCGGACCGGCCCAGCGATATTGAAGCCGCAGATCATCAGGCACGCGGCGCAACACTATTTGCGATGACGGCCGGAATCATCGACAGCGACGCATACCTTGCACTCTGCAATCTCTCGACGGATGCGCGCTATCAGCGATCCACCGAACTCATCTTCGACCAGCCGCTGTACACCGGCGCGGCCCGCGCCAGGGCTCGCCACTCCGCTGCTCTACGGGCTGCCGCATGAGCACTCCTCACGACAATCAACCCGAGCTTCGCCTGACTCCGGCCCCGCGCCCGGAAACGGTGGAACTCCTCTACCGCACCTTCGGTGACGTGCTGATCCCGCTGGAGCACCTGCGCATTCGGTACTTCCACAACCTTAACGAAGACACGTTCAGCCGCTCGATCAAGGAACGCCGAATCCGCCTGCCCATCACCACCGTCGACCCGAGTCAGCGCGCCCAGCCATTTGTCGATGTGCGCCACCTGGCGGCCTGGATCGACTCCCGAGCCTGGCAGGCCGACGAGGCATATGCCCGACTCGGCAGTAACGAGTAACCACACCGGCCGCCACCACCGGCCACCCACCACCAATGGAGAAAACCACCATGCATACCCAACACATCATTCTCGCGGCTACCACTCTCGCCGCGCTGCTGATCCTGATCGCCACCGCCTATCTTGCTGGGCGCAAGGACAGGAAGAACGCACTACAGCAGGCGGTCGACGAGGCGCTTTACCTCTGCCGCGCCTCGCACAGCCAGGAACTGACGGCGCTGCATGCCGACCTTGCCAAGCTGCGCACCAATGCCCAGCGCCTGCAACAGGTCATCGATGAGCAGCAGGAAGAGATCAGCGACGAGAAGGAACTTCGTCAAAACGTCGAAGCCGAGGCCACCGAGAAACTTGCGGATTGGCAGCAGCGCCACGAAGAGCAACAAGCGGAACTGAAGCGCCTGGAGACGGAGCTGGAGACACGCATCGCGACCAATCATCGGCAGGCTGAGACCGCGAAGCTCCTCCGCGAGCAGAACTTGGCCGCCGAAGAACTGGACGCCATCCGCACCGCCAGTCGCCTCCTCAGCGGCCACGCTCGACAGTTCCAAAAGACCGGCACCACCAAGCGCAACGCAGACGCCGAGGCCCAACAGCAGCTCGCCGCGATCCTCCAGCGGCTCGCCATCACGAAATCGGCCAGCCAGAGCGCAGACGCCGAAGCGCAGGAGGCGGCATGAACTACTCCAGCCTCTCCGCTTCCGACCTGCTGAAGCACCGCAGCCACCACGTCGACAGCCTGACCCGCCTGCGCCGCGCCCGGCCGCAGTGGGACGAGGACGCTGCTCGACGCGCGGAAATCACGATGACCGATATCAGCGACCAGATCCGGGAGATCGACGAGATCCTGCGCCCCAGCGGCTGGGAATCGGTCGACCTCGACTACTCCGGCGACACCGCGCCGATGTGCATGTGAGGCCGCCCATGAACCGGATACTCGACATTCTGATTCCCCGCTTCATCACCGAGCGGGTGGCGCTGATCGACGCAAACGGCCAACTCGAAATCGCCTGCGCTCTCTCCAGCGTGCGGCCGAACGAGCGGTTCGACGGGATCGCCACCATACGATCCTTCAACCTGGCGGGCTTCGCCTTGTTTCCGAAGATGGTGGACGGCCCCCACGCATGGCCAGTGCAACTCCACCCGAGCAACAAGGACTCGGCGGATGTGATCAATCTCCCGCCCTGCCCCTGGTGCGAGGGCCCTCCAGTCGTGCTGGTCGCTCGCACGTTCTCACCGTTCGGAACGGTCCGGGAAATGACGACCTACGGGTGCGAGGGTCTGGACGTCGACGCCTATGTGTTCTGCCACGAATGCGGCTGCGAAGGCCCGAAGTGCGAAGACGTGATCTTCAACGCCGAAGACTTCCGCCGCGTGGAACGCGAAGGCGCCCGCCTCTGGTCTGAGCGGACCAGCAGGAACCGGCATCTATTCGACTCGAACGCGGCCGATGGCCACTGCGTCTACCCGAGGAGCGCCCAATGACCGCCCCTATCCCGGCTGGCTGCGTAGCAGCACTCCGCCAGGGCGCCGCCCTGGCACACGCCACCCACAGCACCCAAGCCCCGGCCGCGCAGAAGCGCGGCGGCGGCCTGGCACGTCGCATCCAACTGATCGCCATCGCCCAGGGCCGCCAACCGATGCCCGAGGGTGGCGCTATAGAAAGCCACTGCTGCGCAGCAGCAGGCATATTCCAATCCGACCCTCAGCACACGCCGAAGGCACGCATACCCCACGAAAGGCTGCGCCGGGGCGCGAAGCACATAGCCACGCTTCGCTTAATGACTCGCTCGCCCGCGCAGCTTGTCGAGGGGGGAAAACGCCCACCGAAGCCCACCGATAACGCACTGATCCGCACTCTGTGCGCGCAGATCCGCGAGCAGAACCAAGAGATCGCCGCGCTGCGCATCGCGAACACCGACCTCCTCCAGCGTCTGGAGAAAGCCGAAGGGGGACGGGCATGAGCAGCTTCCAGCAGCACCTCCACCAGGCAGCCCAACAGCGCGCCCTCCCGTTCCAGAAAGAGCTTTATGTCGACCTCTTCGCCGGTGCCGGCGGCGCAAGCAGCGGGGGCGCTCGCGTCTATCGAGATCCAGACATTGCGATCAACCACAACCCCATCGCCATTGCCGTTCACCGCGCCAATCACCCGAACACCCTCCACTTCAGGACAGACGTTTTCGAGGTAGATCCGCTAGAGGCAACCGGCGGGCAACCCGTGGGCATTCTGTGGGCCTCGCCCGATTGCCGCCACTTCAGCAAGGCCAAGGGCGGCGCGCCTCGCAGCAAGCGGGTCCGCTCCCTCGCCTGGGTCGTGGTCCGCTGGGTACACGCGACGCGCCCACGTATGTTCTTCCTTGAGAATGTGGAGGAGTTCCAAGACTGGGGACCGCTCGACGAATCCGGCAAACCGATCAAGAGCGAGGCTGGCCGCACGTTCAGGGCATTCATCGCTTGCCTGACCACTGGCTTGGCCGAGGACCACCCGGACATGTCCGAGATACTCGACGCAATCGGGCTGTGGGTTCCCAAGCAAGCACTGGTGCGCGGCCTGGGCTGTGATGTTCAGTGGCGTGAACGCCGAGCAGCCAACGCCGGCGCCCCGACAATCCGCAAACGCCTGTTCATGATCGGCCGCACCGACGGACGCCCCATCGTCTGGACCTCCCCGAAACGTCACCAGACTCCGCAGCCGGGTCAGCTACCTTGGCGCTCTGCCGCTGAGTGCATCGACTGGAGCGACCTGGGCACCAGCCTGTTTGACCGCGCGTGACCACTGGTGGACAACACCTGCCGCAGGGTGGCCAAGGGGTTCTGGAGGCACACCGTCATGGCCGACCAGCCCTACCTTGTCCCGATGGATGCTCAACACCTGGCGGCGGCCAGTCTCACGGAGTTCGCCAACGCGAGCAACCAACGCACCTTCAGTGTGGCCGAGCCCCTGCGGACGCAAGTCGCCCAGGTCAAGGGCGGACACTTCGCACTGTCCGCCGCAACGCTGGTGGAGATCGGCTACGGCGAGCGAGCCGGACAAGCTCCCCGCGCCCCCGGTTTGGCCAAGCCTCTAGGCACCGTCGTGGCGAGCGGTCGAAAGCACGCACTGGTCACCGCAGCGATGGTGACGATGCGCAAGGGCTCTGTAGGCAATGGGCTCCTTCAGCCGATGAACGCCATTACCACCGGAAGCGGGCACCACGCCATCGCTGCATGCCACTTCGAGAAAGCCAACGGAGGGTTCTATACCGGTGACGGCCGGGCTGCCGATGCGCCGCTCAGTACGATCCTGGGGCGCGGAACGAATCAACTCCTGGCTACTGCGTACCTGGTGAAATACTACGGCACTGGGCACAACTGCCAGGACTTACGCGAGCCCATGCATACGCTTCCCACCAGAGAGCGCATGGCACTGGTTACGGTGACCAAGGTTCCTGCCAGCATCCTGCCGCCCGAGCTGCTGGAACGCGCAAAGCGGTGCGCGGAGTTCCTACGCAAGTATCTGCCGGAGCACTTCAGCGAGCCCGCCGACGTGGTGCTACTGGGGGACTATGCCCTGGTCGACTTCACCCTGCGCATGCTCAAGGCACCTGAGCTGAAGATGGCGCAGGGCTTCAGCTCCGATTACATCATCGATCGCGGCCTGTTCGAGACCGCCGATGGCCAACTCGAATGGCGCCCCATCAACAACACCGAACAGATCCGCCTCATCGGCAACAGCGTTTGCCCGGATGAAGCGGAAGACCTCATCGCCGCCAACGCCGCGGACCTGATCGACCTTTACCAACGGGAGGCAGCATGAGCCAGAAGCCCCAACACGACAGCATGCCCGACGCCGCACCCGGCACGGAGGTGCCGCAGGCCTGGCTCGATGTTCAAGCCGAGCGCCGCCGGCAGGTCGAGGCAGAGGGCTGGACGCCGGAGCACGACGACGAACACGCCGATGGACAGATGAGCCAGGCAGCCGGCTGCTACGCGCTCCACGCCGGCGGAATCGGCACGGACTGGCCGGACGGTCGTCAGAATGGCTCTGCACTGTTCTGGCCTTGGGACAAAGATTGGTGGAAGCCGACCACCCCACGCTGCGACCTGGTCAAGGCCGGCGCCTTGATCCTGGCCGAGATCGAGCGCCTTGACCGGGCAACTGCGAGTCAGGGAGGGCCAAGCGATGCGTAGAGCACTGATCGCCCTCGGCATTATCGCCGCCCTTGGCCTGGCCGCGGTGCTCGCTGCGGAGGTGTTCCCGATCCTCCGCACGTTGGCCGCTTGGCAAGTGGGGTGCCACTGATGACCACCCACTTTCTCGGAATGCCACGCTGGGTACTGATTAAGCGAGCCGCAGAACTTACCGGCTACTCCAAGGATGCAATCACCCATAAGGTCAAGAACGGTACTTGGCCACAGGGAAGAATCTGGAGAAAGGCACGCGACGGCCGCATATTCATCAACATAGAGGAGATCGACAGGTGGGTGGAGAGCGCGCCGCAGGACGCGGCATAGAGGCGGAGCTAGCGAAGCACGCCGGAATAGAGGTGCATGGCAACAGTATTCGCATCGTGTTCATGTGGCAGAAACGACGCTGCCGCGAAACCCTCGGTCTCCCCATCACCAAAGCCAATATCAAGCACGCCGCCCAGCTCCGGGCGGCGGTGCTTCACGACATAAAGATGGGGTCATTCGACTACGCCCGGCATTTTCCAAACTCGCGGCGCGCAGGCAATCACAGCAGCAGCCGAGACGAGCGGCTGCATGTATTGCTTGATCGCTACAAACCGCTCAAGGCGGTAGATATCACAGAAGAGACCGAGCGCCGCTACAACCTGGCGCTCGATATCTGTATTGGCTTGTTGGGCCGGGACCGCCTGGCCACTGCTCTACAGCCCGAGGATGTTCAAAAGCTGCGCGTGGAGTTGATCGAGGACCGGGCCACATCGACAGTCAACCACTACCTCGCCACTCTTGCCGGATTTCTGAGCTGGTGCGAGGCAAACGGATACTGTCGGCCGGGTCTCGCCAGCGCCTGCGTCCGATTCGAGATGACCGAGCGCGATCCAGACCCACTCACCAAGCTAGAACTCGAAGCTCTGTTGACCAAAGGTTGTTTGCATCCAATGGATAAGGCCGCTGTAACCCTGGCGGTATACACCGGGCTGCGGCCTGGCGAGTTGGGGGCACTCGCCCGGGAAGACATTGATCTCTCGAAAGGGCAAATTTTGGTCCGTCGCGCGATCACAAGCGCAGGCGCATTCAAACTACCCAAGACCGGTAAGAAGAGAACGGTGCTGTTGCTCCCGCCGGCACTAGAGGCTTGCCGACAGCTACTCACCATCGAACATGGAGTTCCCCCACAGACAATCACCGTCCAACTGACTCGCCATGAATCAGTACAGGAAACAGTCACGCCATTGATTTCTCCGGCCACTCAAGCGCGGAAAAAACAGGTGAATCCGTGGTTCGTCCCCACCTCTTGGAACTCCAAGTGGGCGAACATACAGCGCCGAGCGGAAATTCGTCCGCGACGCCCTTACCAGACACGGCATACCTACGCATGCTGGTGCTTGGTTGCACGAGGCAACCTCGCGTTCATCGCAAAACAAATGGGGCATAAAGACTTCACGATGCTTGTCGAAGTCTATGCTAAGTGGATGGACTCGGAGTCTCAGTCCGAGCTTGAGCATATTTGGGAGAATATGAAAAGCCTCTAAACGGAGGCTCCCAACTCGACAAGGACGTCTAATACTTCTCGCGAAGACCGCAGCATGGCTTGTGCGTCATCATAATGAATAGCGTCTTCAAGTCTATAATCAGCCCGAACTCTATGACCGTGCAACTGTAACAATGCTATCCCGACTTTCCTAAACTTCAACGTATCCCCTTTAGCAAATTTATTACTGTAATAATCAGAGACCTTCTTATGCGACCCACCCGCACAAGCCGACAACGGAACATCTAGGAGGCTATCAGCATAATTAAGCGCGCAATGGTACACTCCATAGTACGCACGACCAATCGCGCTACGATGGGTAATTTCAGAGCTTGGCCCGCCATCTAGCAGCCGTATAGCCTCTTGGATAAACTCGTTATGTGTAACTGCCATTTGTCATCAAAATCCTATGCCGAGGCAAATTCCTTTTCCACCTTCGGGGTATAGACAAAAGAATGCACTACCTTATTCCAGAACTCAAAATCAAGATCTTCAGCAACGGCTTCCAAAAGTTCACTATTCATCTCAGAGATCAGCTCCCAATGACAATGAACTTTAACCTCTAAAAATAAATATTCATGCCCTTCAGAGTCTAACTGACTTACCCTGCACCCGGCAGGTCTTACCTCATGCAGTTTGCAGATTGACTCAACTTTTTTATATGCATAGCTAAGGGCCCTCTCTGGCACCCCCACACTTTCTATAAGCTCTTTTACCCCTTGAGCTACCTCTACAAAAAACTCGCCCATAATTGAATCATCCTGGGTAGCCTTTCGATACCGCTCAACGGTATGCAAATAGCTATCAAGCTGACCAACACATAATACCAACTCCCCCATCTTCAAGAGGGCGCCCTTATCACCAGGCGAAACTTCCATTACTTTCTTGTAAGCTTCAAATGCTTGAGTAAGATAACCGAAGGTCTTTAGTGATACCGCATAGTTTCTCAGATAAACAGAGTTAGAGGGGGCAACCCTCAACGAAGCATCGTGAGAGGAAAGGGAATTCTTTTCATCCCCCAGAAGAGCATAGAAGACTCCATAAATCATCATACCCTTGGCAAAGTCTTGCGACTTTACCGCTTCGATGCTGCGTTTCATTCGGGCCTTTTCCATTTCGTTGAAAAGGCCACCAGCAACGCTCAGAGCATTGAGCCGCTCGATGATCTCGGAAGTAATCGTTTTGGGCGCGAACATACACTCTCCAAAGCCGCTATCCCTGCGAAAACAATGCACAGGTTACCCACAGCATAACCACAGCATCGATATCAATTAGATATCGCCTGTCCCTATGGGGTCAACCACCGCGTTGTGCTAGGAGGCTTTCGTCCAGACGTTGGACTGCCATGCGTGAGGATGATTCAATGCTCACTTTAGACCACCCTGAGCTCGCCCACCCTCAATAAGCGAACCCGGCCAGATGCCCCATTTCTGCCCCAACTCGCGACACATAGCGCGCTAACCTACTGATGAACCAAGCAATTCCTGATCTCTCCCAGCACACGCCAATGATGCAGCAGTACTTCAAACTGAAGCATCAGCACCCCGACCAATTGATGTTCTATCGCATGGGCGACTTCTACGAGCTGTTCTACGAGGACGCGAAGAAGGCCGCCAAGCTGCTCGACATCACCCTGACCGCGCGCGGCCAGTCCGGCGGCAAGGCGATCCCGATGGCAGGCATTCCCTTCCATTCGGCGGAGGGCTACCTGGCCAAGCTGGTCAAGCTCGGCGAGTCGGTGGCGATCTGCGAGCAGATCGGCGACCCGGCCACCAGCAAGGGGCCGGTGGAGCGCCAGGTGGTGCGGATCATCACCCCCGGCACGGTGAGCGACGAGGCGCTGCTCGACGAACGCCGCGACAACCTGCTGGCGGCAATCCTCGGCGACGAGCGCCTGTTCGGCCTCGCCGTGCTGGACATCACCAGCGGCCGCTTCAGCGTCCAGGAGATAAAAGGCTGGGAAACCCTGCTGGCCGAACTGGAGCGCCTCAACCCGGCCGAGCTGCTGATTCCCGACGACTGGCCACAGGGCCTGCCGGCGGAGAAGCGCCGCGGCGTACGTCGCCGCGCGCCATGGGACTTCGATCGCGACTCGGCGCACAAGAGCCTCTGCCAGCAATTCGGCACCCAGGACCTGAAAGGCTTCGGCTGCCAGAACCTGACCCTGGCCATCGGCGCCGCCGGCTGCCTGCTCGCCTACGCCAAGGAAACCCAGCGTACCGCCCTGCCGCACCTGCGCAGCCTGCGCCACGACCGCCTCGATGACACGGTGATCCTCGACGGCGCCAGCCGCCGCAACCTGGAGCTGGATATCAACCTCAGCGGTGGCCGCGAGAACACCCTGCAATCGGTGGTCGACCGCTGCCAGACCGCCATGGCCAGCCGCCTGATGAGCCGCTGGCTGAACCGTCCGCTGCGTGACCGCGCGGTGCTGGAAGCCCGCCAGGAGTCCATCGCCTGCCTGCTGGAACGCTACCGCTTCGAGAACCTGCAACCGCAGCTCAAGGAAATCGGCGACCTCGAACGTATCCTCGCCCGCATCGGCCTGCGCAACGCCCGCCCTCGCGACCTGGCGCGCCTGCGCGACGCGCTGGCGGCGTTGCCGGACCTGCAGAACGCCATGACCGAACTGGAAGCGCCGCACCTGCAGGCGCTGGCCACCACCATCGGCACCTATCCCGAACTCGCCGAACTGCTGGCCAAGGCGATCATCGACAACCCGCCAGCGGTGATCCGCGACGGTGGCGTGATCAAGACCGGCTATGACGCCGAGCTGGACGAGCTGCAGGCGCTGAGCGAAAACGCCGGGCAATTCCTGATGGACCTGGAAGCGCGCGAGAAGGCCCGCACCGGCCTGCCCAACCTGAAGGTCGGCTACAACCGCATCCATGGTTACTTCATCGAGCTGCCCCGGGTACAGGCCGAACAGGCGCCGGCCGACTACATCCGCCGGCAGACCCTGAAAGGCGCCGAGCGCTTCATCACGCCGGAACTGAAGGCCTTCGAGGACAAGGCGCTGTCGGCCCAGAGCCGCGCCCTGGCCCGCGAGAAGGCGCTCTACGAAGAGCTGCTGGAACGCCTGATCGGCCATCTCGCTCCGCTCCAGGACAGCGCCTCGGCGCTGGCGGAACTGGACGTGCTGGCGAATCTCGCCGAACGCGCGCTGAACCTCGACCTGAATCGCCCACGGTTCGTCGAACACACCTGCCTGCACATCGAGCAGGGCCGCCATCCGGTGGTCGAGCAGGTGCTGGAGACACCGTTCGTGGCCAACGACCTGGCGCTGGATGCCGACACCCGGATGCTGGTGATCACCGGTCCGAACATGGGCGGTAAATCCACCTACATGCGGCAAACCGCGCTGATCGTGCTGCTTGCGCACATCGGCAGCTTCGTTCCGGCTGCGCGCTGCGAGCTGTCCCTGGTGGACCGCATCTTCACCCGCATCGGCTCGTCCGACGACCTTGCCGGCGGCCGCTCGACCTTCATGGTGGAGATGAGCGAAACCGCCAACATCCTGCACAACGCCACTGACAAGAGCCTGGTGCTGATGGATGAGGTCGGCCGCGGCACCAGCACCTTCGACGGCTTGTCGCTGGCCTGGGCAGCGGCCGAGGACCTGGCCCGGACTCGCGCCTTCACCCTGTTCGCCACCCACTACTTCGAGCTGACCGTACTGCCGGAAAGCCAGCCCGCGGTAGCCAACGTGCACCTGAACGCGACCGAGCACAATGAACGCATCGTGTTCCTGCACCATGTACTGCCGGGACCGGCGAGCCAGAGCTACGGCCTCGCGGTGGCCCAGTTGGCCGGCGTGCCGGCCCCGGTAATCCAGCGCGCCCGCGAACACCTCAAGCGCCTGGAAACCACCAGCCTGCCGCACGAGATGCCGAGCCAGCAGAGCGGCAAGCCCGCCTCGCCGATGCAGAGCGACCTGTTCGCCAGCCTGCCGCACCCGGTGATCGATGAATTGTCGAGGATCAATCCCGACGATATCAGCCCGCGGCAAGCTCTCGATCTGTTATATGCATGGAAGATGCGGGTCTGA